TGGGAACCCCAGAGTCCGGCAGAACAGATGTTAAAAAATGCTCTTAATAGTAATGAGCACATGGGAGCCTGATTCTTGGACATTTTTGGGTGACAAACTACAATCTTGTGATCTGGAGACGAGCTCTAGTGAATCTTCGGATGATGAACCGATGTTCACAAAAACAAAAACACTCAGGAAAACGAAGTACAAAAAATTGGAAAAGGAGGACTTACTTCCAGAATAATTTTCCCTAACTATAGTATAAAACTTACACAATGGCTGGCGTTATCGATACCGCTATGGACACTGTCACCCTCGTCGCGGCTGAGCTTGAGACTCAGTCCCTCAACTCCGTGGTCGCGGGTTTCTCCTTCGCCGCGGCGATGTCCTGGATGGACTTCGTTCGGTGGGTCATTACCCAGGTCGTGAAGGTCCCCAAGAACGGTGGTTCCCAGTACGCCCTCACCGCCCTCTTCACCACTCTCCTTTCGGTGATTGTTTACAAGGTTGTCTCGATGGTTTCGACTCGCGTCTCGAAGCCAGCGCAGCCAGTCTTCGCGGTCACCCGCTAATTGGGTTTTCGTTTCATCAGGGTAAGTACGAGGGTACCTACCAAGACGATAATCAAAATATAAATATACTCTTTCCATTCATAAGCAGTCTCAATTGTGGGAACGCTTATGTGTGTAACCTCCTTCTTTTCCACCTCAGGTACAGGTAATTTAGCAGTACCTTCCAGTTTATCAGTTGAACACTGTATTTCAAATTTTAATATATGTTCCTGAGAACCAAAATTATATGATTCAAGATTTCCGTTGTTCATATAGAGGAATTCAAATTGAAGATCTTTAATTATTTTTTGTGAACCAGAGTGAAACCGATGTACTAATGGATCATCAGAGCCGTTAAAGGTTATGGCAGTTGTGTCGTTTAAGAGAATTTGTCCAGTGTAGTGTGGCGTTGACACATATACACTTTGATTAAATTCATCTGAACCAGAAGATAGTCTTAAAATGAGGGATTTGGGTCTAATAGGTGTAGTTTGGGGTGTGGGTATACGAGCAGATACAAGTCTAATTTCAGACACATCATAAATTGGATTTTCGAGATGAATCACATAGTTATTAGAATTCGGGTATACAACTGTATCCCTTTCATTACTATCTATATATAAGGTATGGACCTTCATTAAAATATAGGGATAATATTTTAATGACTGTTTTTTTCAGTAACCGTTTAAACTAATGGGAAAGAGAATGGGCGAGGGGGTTGTTCTGGAGCTGCCTCTTCGCAATGTCTAGGGAAGATGTATTGGGATTCGCGTAACCCTTGTAGGAGTTGAACTGGTGGAAGGGCTTCTGTTGGTATGTTTGGGTCCACCCACCATTCGCCGCATTCATACGACCATCCACCCGAGATGTATCACTGCGAACTGTAGTGAGACGCCCACCCTGTTTGAGAGCACTCTCACGGACATTCATGCGACCAGCGTTACCCATCCGGTTGGCTTTACCGCGACGATCTTCTGGACGGAAACCATACTTCATGAGTTCCTCATTGGAACGCGCTGATGCAACCTTCGCCGCCGCCGTGTTGGTGTAAGCACCCCTGAAGTTGGAAACACCGGGGGCTGGTTGATTATTATAAATATATTGCTCATCATTGCGGTCATTTCGGAAACGGGTGGGGTCCTGGGACATAGTTTGAGCGGGAACGAAACGTTTAGCACCATTAAATCCTAGCCCGTCTGTACGGAGACCTGTCTCTGAACGGTTTGTGGTTCGTTTGGTTTTCTCATGCTCGTTTCTCGGAACAACACCAGACATACCCTGTGCACGCCCAGGCATCGCAGGTAAACGGGTTGGGAGATGAGCCGTGGTCTCTGGTTTGTTGTGAGTCAGCTGACCAACGACCGCCGAGCGTCCACCAGTGGTATCTGCGGCTGGACCCGCACGACCGGGTAAAGTTGTAAGTCTGTACTCACCCACATTTACAGGGTTCACCCTGAACATTTGTTGGTATCCACCTGTCGCTGGGACATTTGCGTCAACACCTAGACCGGGACCAACAAGTTGCTTCTCTACGGGGGAAAGGTTGTTCATTCGCCCTTGGTCATACATACGATTCCTCATGTTGAGGATTTCCTGACCACCAGTCCGTTGTTGCATTGATATATCTGCGAACGAGTCCATTTCCCTCTTATGGGGAATACCTGTTCGGGTCAAAAAGTCATTTTCCTTAAATTCTACATTTATTTCTGGTTCAGGGACAAATTCGGTTTCGGCCTTCGCCTGTGGGGCTTCAGACTTAGTAGTTCTACTCAAGTTTCTACCAGCGTACACAAGACCTGCTACAGCCATGAGCGATATGGGATCAGCCATTCTTACTTCTTGTTAATATTTTTATTAACGTACCTTTGCTGAAAGAGACCATTTTGGACATCGGCTCGAGTACTCGATGGTTCGTACCCCATGGTTCGGAGTGGAACCTTGCACTCCATGTTGGTAAGTGGGAATAGTCTACGCTCGTAGGTCTGAACAATGTTTTTGTTAAATCGGGATGTACTTTGGGGACGGAGTTGATCACTGGTATCTATGTACTGTGCTGGGGAACCCTTACCCGCTCTGTATGGGGCAGTTCCATACAACATTGTATTGGGTCGACCCCCATCACCATTGAGTGTACTGGGCTGAGGATACACAAAAACCTCATCAGTCGCCTTCACAGGAGCGATGGCACCGGTATTTTGAACTATGGAAAGACCAGGTTGGAGCTGATACGCCATTTATTATTACACAAGAATATTAATCTAACTATAGGTTCCGCCACGGGGACCTCTGATATCCCCATCACCACCAATACCAGCGAAGGCCTCCAATTGGACCCCCCTCATATTGGGGTCACACAAACGTGTATTACTTTTACACATGGGTCCATTTTTTGGACCATACAACCATTCTGCAAACGCAGTTTGATCGCCTGGAATATTCGTAACGGGGTTCGAAACAAATTGACGAGCGAGACCATTACGCTGATATTTGGGTAGAGGGGATCTAGAACGTCCGGAATCGTAGGAAACGGTCGCACCCGCATTAGGTTTCACGGTGGCATAGTAGCACGCCTCTAGTCGATTTGGTGCATCCATGTAATCCGAAATGAGAACGTTCCCCATTGGGTTGTCTTGACTGGGCTTTTGACACTTCTGACCACACACAGTCTTCATACCGTATCCTTCCCTGACCATCTTAGACCTGTAAAGAACATATACCACTGAGAGTACCGTCGCCCCTAGGACAAATACTCTTGGGTCACGGCGGGTGAGGTAGAGAATACATGTTGTATAAATCACAAACCGAGAGGTGGCGTTTACTCTATCTTCTGGGGTTTGCTCACCTGTTGGCCAAAATTCAGACACCTTCTCAACGTTCAAAAGTTCTTCGGGATCGTCAAACCAAGTCTTCATTTAGTATAGGTGAAGGTTTATTTTTTTGGGAGACCACCAAGCATTCCACTCATCATCTTCATCAACGCATCCTGGTCAATACCACCTTCTCCATCCTGCATCTTGTCAGCACATTCCTTGGCGATACCTTCAATCATAGAAAGTGTGTCTTCTGGAATAGAAGTAATTGTGGTACCAAGCATGTACAATGTCTGTAGATACTGCCACGTCACGTCACGTGTGTTTGCAGTCATGCGTTCCCAATACCCCTTAATGTTCAGATCCTTTAGGAAATCGATAGTCTCAATCTCCGTAAGTAGGAAGGTCTCATCCTTTGCGGAAATCTTATCAGCATAAGGGGTTACACCTTTCATGAAGGCATCTACAACGAGGCGGGGGTTTGTACTCTTGAGTAAATCAAAAGAAGTTAACATCTTCTTGATGCCCTTTTCATCTGGAAAAGTCTTGTGCAATTCCACAAGAAATTGACTCATCATGTCGTTAAACGCGGTAACGGACGCCATTTCTTATTTCGGGGGTGTAATCTTTAAGTTTAGAAAGGGTCATTGGAAATAGCCTCCTTCTTACCAAGTCCTTGTGAAACTATAAAGAACACGAGGATCGCATTGAGGACAGCGGGCTTCATGTACTTGTTAAGTTCCAACTTACCCTCATTATTGAGAGTTGCTTTGAGGTGAATGTAAGCGGCGGTGATACCACCAGCTATAAGACCAGCGGTCATTGGGTCACGTAAATAGTCGGAGAGTTCCATTTAATTATACCTGGGATTTTTTGTACGCCTCTCAGGTGCATCACCAAATAGGACACCTTCATCTTCATCCTGGGGTTCCTGCTCTGGTTCTGGAACCGAAACATTCGTAATAGTCTTGAACTCATTTTCGAGTCCGGTGGGGGGGAGCTCCGCACCCGTCTCCTGTGGGGTAAAGTCTTCCACTGGAGGCTCCTCACCCCCCATCGGAGGCTCCTCACCACCCATCGGAGGCTCCTCACCACCCATTGGGGGTGCCTCTGATTCCGGCGCCCCAAATGGATCCGCTTCATCGAATTCTGGGTCTGGGGTGTCCTCAACATCTCCATCTAGGTCGATGTCCCTCGAATCTTGGCCCATGTAGGTCTGGAGAATCTGTTGTACGGGGATTAATTCCTTCACAGTGGCTTCGATGCACCCACAAAATCGGAGAGATAACTTCTCATCCCGGGTGTATTCACTTTGTTCATCGTGGAAAATGTAGGGATCTCTATAGAGGTCCTTTGCGACATTATTGTAGCAGGTCTGAATGAATACCTCATTTGTTGGGAGCTTGAGGGCAATTTTCTTATTGTCCGACTTGAGGCGGACTGCGGAGAGAATTTTAGTACATGCGACGAAAACAGCAGCTAGGAGGTCACTAAACCAAGCACACCTATTCGCGATATTGTCAGAATGTTGCTTAGACATCGCGTTGGACCAGTTTGGCACCTCTTTGAGGAGCTTCTGGTACATTACGAGAACCTTCCTCCCCTTCGACATGGTGACGGATTCGTTGTACATATCCTGAAAAACTTCAATCATAGCTGGACACATAATGAGACAGAGCTGTCCCATATACTCTTTCTTGGCTTCTACGAGTACGTTCAAATTGTCCATTTATGATTAAGGGGGTTTTTAAAATCACTTTTTCCTACGCACCTCTCCGCCTGTATTGATTCGCCATCTTCTTGAGGTTCATTAGATTTGGGAAATCACCTTCATCTTCACTTTCCTTCTTTTCCAGTTTCTTTTTCGTAACTATCCAACTCACATAGATGTCGTACTCACTGACGAGACGGACCGTGAACCCACCTAGGTGGAACTGCCTGGCGATGTACTTCGCCGCCGCAGCCCTGTCAAAAACAGGGTACCCAATCAAAAAATGGGGGATGGTCATGAAAAGTTGTTTGTGACCAAGTTCAACAGATTGTTTAATCTTAGCTGCAAATTGTTCGTATATCTTTGTATAAATTTCTTTTTTGATTTTCTTTTTCTTCTCGTCGATTTTCACAACATCGTTGATGCTAATCATTACAATTACTGTAACTTATTTTTGGCAGAATCCAACTCACCCTTGGATGGTACAGCCTTCTCTTTGACGAGGTTGTACTCAATAAATTCCTTACCCTCTGTGTCATTTACAAATGGTCCCACATTTACAGGGACCTGGACACCCATTGGCTGGGAGCGGAGAGAGATAAGTGTCGGGGGCTTGCTACCGAACACCTCGAAGGATGCAACTGTAGAGAAACCAAATGAGAATCCACCATTCTTTACAACCATAAACATACATTCATATATAGTACCCTTCCCACTGTCTTCACCAGTGTATACATATTTCTTGATCGCTGTGGTTTCGATTATATAGGTATTCGCCCCTGTACGTTTGGAGATCTCTTTATTTGCCTGGAGAACGAACGCCTCCATCATATCATTGTCAATATTCGCCTCAGATTCATCATAGTCGGAAAGGTCTGGTCTGGGATCATCCAACTTGACATTTTCGATTGGTTTGGTGTACCCAGCGAACCCAAACATCTCCCGCTTAGACATCAGGATAAAAAATAATACAACCAGTGGAAGTATATAAATATATTTCATCTTTACTATAATGCGTTAATATTTTTTTAGAAAATGCAATCTATATAATATATGTCTCTGCTGATATACAGCCCGAGATGTAAACATTCAATGGATGTAATCGAATATATTAACAAACATCAACAGTTGAAACAGCTTGTACATTATCATAACATAAACACACAGGGTATACCACCAAACTATAAGACTAAGATTAACCGGGTCCCCACCATGCTCACGAAAAATGGTAAAATCCTCGTGGGTAACGAAATAAAAAATTGGCTAGACTCACTTTTACCTGCACGCGAGGTAAGTTCTGGTGGTTTGGGTGGTATGGGATGCTCAATGTCTTCAATCGATGGTGGGGCTGAGTCAGACTTGTTTACGTTAGATGATTATGGAAAATCACTTCAACCAGCGATGACCAAGGAGCTCGAAGAGAAAATCAGTAGGGATGTTTCGAAGGGTGATGTTTATACAGATTTAAAGATGTGACGCATGTAATTTATTAGATATGAAACTTGTGACCATTCAGGCATCAGCTTTTAAGTCAACATTCGAGGTACTCAAGGACATACTGAATGATGTAAACATATACTTTAAACCACATGGAATGTATATCGTCACGTTGGACACAGCGAGAACTTCCCTCATTGATATGTTTTTAGCTGCCGATAATTTTGAAGAATATGAATGCACCCAAGATGAAATCATCGCGGGAATAAATATTTCAAATACTTTCAAACTTCTCAAAACAATTACAAATAACGATGTCCTCAAAATTGAAATCAATTCAAAAGAATATATGGATATCGGAATCACCAGTGAAACTAAAAAGACTCAAACGAAATTTCAACTCAAATTGTTGGACATCAATGAAAGTCGAATTGAAGTTCCCGAAGTTACTATGACCACTGTGACCACACTCCCCTCTGTAGACTTTCAAAGGCTGTGTCGTGATATGGGTAACATTGGTTCCGAAATAGAAATAAAACGGTCTGGAAATAAAATTAAACTTCGTTGTGAAGGCGATTTTGCAAATCAGGAAACAATTATCGATTGTCAAGATGAAAGTCCTGATATTGTGGGTCTTTACAGTTTGAGGTACCTGAATATTTTTACAAAGGCGACGAGTATGTGTGCGTCTGTGCAAATTATACAGGAAACTGGAAATAGGTTTTTAATTTTAAAGTACAATGTTGCAAATTTGGGGGAACTCAAATTTTACCTAGCAACTAAGGTATCTGAAGATCAGTTGTAAAACCATGTAAAGTGGATACAATCTTTTTCATTCCCAAACTACCTTTGAGCATTATTTTGGGAAATCTCTCTTTCAATGTTTCTATATCGTAATACAAAAAATGGTAAATGGAAACTTTTTGTCCATGGAAATCATTCCTGGGTCCCCTATAGCGTTTCACCTTTTCAGTAATGTCTCTCACCGGTTTATCATCATGGTCAATCAACCAGACACTATTCAAAGGGACGCTAAATTTCATATCCGTATTTTCATCAACACCGGGTTTAAAGTTTAAATCGTTCGTGACAGCTATATAGGTGTGTCCATTGAATGAATATTTTACACGGAGGATCGCATACTTTACATTCTGCGGAATCGTGGTATTTCTAAAATTTCGACGTGTTGCATTTACAAAAAACTCTTCCAAGGTACCATCCCAATCCTTACTCTCCTTTTTCCAGAAATCGTCTTCAATCAGATACTTCATATCAGGCTCTATCGCATATTCAATTTCTTCAGACAGTATATAGTTGTCTGGAAGTGTGGTTAATTTCCTGAATAAATGATAAATAAAGCTTAAAAGTTTGAACAACATTTCTTTATATAATGGAAGGAAACTTTTTAAGTAGATATAACAACAAGTTAGAAGAATGGACGACGGCTATATCTACAGACCCAGTCAACAAAGGCAGATATGAATCTGAAATGTCAGAATATGTGATTAAATGTATGCCCTACATGCATCAACATATCGATGAAGCTGAAAACGAGACTCATACAAATAATATTTTCAATATGAAAGAAACGGTCGGTCTCAAAAGAAAGGATATTTTTACAGAATATTTGGTAGATGTAGAGAAACAAAATATAAATCGACCAATAGTTAGAAAACCTATAGATATATGTAAAACATGTCCAGATAGTAATATACTTTCTCTGTATGATACTAGTGACCTTGTATGTGATTCGTGTGGTTTAGTTATAGCCAATTTAGTGAACCAGGAACTTACATATAGAGAGGAACAAGAAACATCTGAAAAGGTTATCAATTATTCATACAAAAGGGAAAATCACTTTAATGAATGGTTATCACAATTTCAAGCACAAGAGATGACATGTATACCCGAAGAGGTCATTGAACAGTTGAGATCGGAATTGAAAAAGATGAAAATAAAAAAACTTGAGGACATTACACATGCAAAAATTAGAGGTTTATTAAAAAAACTAAGACTTAATAAATACTACGAACACGTTCCCTATATCACCAATATTCTTAATGGCATTAAACCTCCAAACATGCCACCGGAATTAGAAGAATACCTACGAATTATGTTCAAGGACATCCAAAAACCCTTTGATGATAACTGCCCCACAGAGAGGAAAAACTTCCTCAGTTACTCCTACGTCCTCTACAAATTCTGCGAACTTTTAGGAGAAGATGATTACCTCCAATACTTCCCACTCCTCAAGTCGAAAGAGAAACTGTACCAACAAGACGTCATATGGAAGAAAATATGCCACGACCTCCGATGGGAGTTCATTGCAACTGTATAAAGAAAAGGGGTATACTTATATGTATGATATTCATAGATAGACTGGTACGCTACTTTGCAAAAGACATCTACTTACCATTGAGGTGTTATGCAAATAAACGGCAACTCCTAAATAGGAGGGACTGCTGTAATTGTAAAATTTATTGTAAAAAGCCCCCAAATGGGGGAACCCCGGCACTCCAAGAGATTATGATACTTAAGTACAATGATTCTATATTTTATAATAAAAATGGAGCAAGCACTCTACGAACTGGAAAATCAGGTCCTTCCGCATTTAGAAGACGTTAATCTAGAGAACCCAGAAGCACAACACTGCCTCGAAGAAGTTAGGACTCTTCTTGGTCGGGCGCGGGAACTCCTTCATGGAACTCTAACGAACCCAGAGGCTCAGTACCAAGAATCTCTACAGTTCTACCAGAGTCTGGCGCAGGTTCTACCCCTAATGGTGTTACTTCAATCTTTCGAATCTCCGCCTCACGTTCCCGACACGGTGGATAATTTACCAGATACGCAGTCTTCAGACCTGTCAGATGAAGATAGTTTCTGGCCTGACACTCCGCCGCTTCGTTCAGAGACTTGATGATTTTGAATTCTAGAATAGTGGTGTTGTCAATAATCATATCTATCCTCAAATTTCCAATCACGTGACCCTTAAACTTAATCAATACAACCCTCTCAGACTCGTAGGGTATCCCATTCTTCCTAAGTAGAACTTCCATAGCATTGTGATATACTCTCTCACTGTACCCCGGACCCAGGTCAGAATATATCTCCCGAGCAAAGTCCTCTATATTCATTGGATATTGTTCAAATTATTTCTCTAACTAAAGTAAGATGCCGTCCAAAAGGCCAATAAGTTCACAAGAGAGGAGACGACAAAAAAAGGAGTCTGTTAATCGGGCGATTGATCAACTGGCAAATAAATTTAAAAGATTGAATATAGGTAAAAATCGATACAATTTGGGTACTATCACCAACACCAATAATCGATACATGACTGTGCGTTTAAGTCGACTTCTCATCGATAGACTCAAAGAAATATACACCAGAACTTGGAATCAGAGAGTTGAGTATGTGGGTAGCGTTCCCTTCACTGTAAGCAATACACGAAACTATGTGAGATTTAATCAACCGACCGCCAGAACAAATATGCAACTGGCTTCTGTGATGCCCACACAAGAAGAACTAACTCAGTACATAGTATATCATACACACCCCGTGCCCCCACACGGTACTCCACTTTTCACATACCCCAGTGAACCGGACTTCAGAGCCTACATAAGTAATTATCCAGCTGTTCAAGCAAATATCATCCTCGAAAATCAAGGATACTATGTTATAGATCTTATTGAAACAAACATGAGAATACCAAACGCCACAGCTGTTGTTAATCTTTTTAACCAACTTATGGATGGTCGCGAATTTCAAAGGGTGAGAGTTGTTTGGAGTTCCCTCGTATATATAACCACCACCACAGAACAATGGAAGAGAGCTGTGAATAACTACCTGGATCCCATAATGCGGAAACAGTTTGGTATTTCCGTTAGATACTACACGTGGGATGAACTTGGTAAAATTACACTACTAGATAAAAATGTTCTTATGAATATATGAGCCTCCGCCTCATCCAACTTCCTACCCGACTTGTGAAAGACCTAAGGAAGATTAGTAAGGTGTCAACGAAACAAAAATGGGAGTACGGTGGGAGATTACTTTTTGATGATACCTATACCTATAAAGGTTTAACCAAAGTAACATCAAAAGAAAGAGCTCGTATAGATAGTAGTGTTCTAGAGCCCGAATGGTATTCAAATTCAACGTTCACCTATCACACCCACCCGGGTATCTTCTCGCGCCCAAATAGTGGGTGTGAAAAATGGAGCGTCTTCACCACCCTCCCCAGTAATTCTGACTTTGAAGCCTACATCAAGGGATACCCCGAAATGAAAATCAATTTTATTTGTGATGCACATGGATACTACATCATCGATGTCCTAAAAGCTCAAGAGATGAACACGTGTGTATTACCAATAAGTATCACTTCCGAGATGAAGACTATACGATACGAGGACTTTCTTTACGAACGTGGATTTGGAGAAGATAGGTGTGAATATTTTTTGACAACATTGCCTCACTGGAAAATGTTCATCAATCAGGAGTTGTATCCCCGCATGATGAACTTGTATGGAATCTCTATCCACTACTATGGCTATGAGGATGAACCACCAATGGTTATCATCGACGCATGAGTGAATCCTCCAACTCGTCCACTTCGTACCAAGCGAGGTGACACTCCAGAGAGTTGACATCCAACTCACAAATCTCCTGTGCTTCTTCTATGGCTTCCTTGAACCGTAGACGAAGTCTCGGATTATCCGGTGGTGCGTCATCCGGACGAATAAGCCGTGGTCGGTAGTACAGCCCATTTAGGGTTCTAACCTGAATCTTCCTCAACTTCATCTTGTGGAGAATCTGGTTTTCAGAAAAGGTGGCTAAGCATTTCATATT